GACGAAAAAAAGGGGTCATAAAGACCCCTTAAGAACGTTAGAGTGGATTACTCCTCTTCAAACTCATCACCCTCAGACCAATTATCTCTTATTTGAGAGACAACTACAGCTTTAGCACCACTTTTTGTAACACCTTTGATGTCATTTTTATCTGCAATATCAAGTAATTGATTTTTCGTCAATTTCTTAAGTTGTGCAGTAGTAGGTTTCTTCTGTACTGGCTTAGAAGGTACTGGTTTAGATTTAACTGTTGGTTTTTTGTTGCCGTCCAAAACGAACTTGACAACAACGATTGCAACGATTATACCTATAACTACATATGCTTCCATGATATACTCCTATTTATTTATCCAATAATGGATTTTTGTCTTTTGCTTTTCCTATTGCTAGTGCAAAGACTTCTATGTATTTATAACACTTAGCCCAAAGAGCATCGTCTTTAGGTGTGTCTGTCATCATAACGATTACTGAACATATTGAAATGATTGCTGGTATAGCAGACATAAATGCCCAAATACTACTAATAAAGTCCCACATAAGTATCTCCTGTTAGTTATTAACAGTAGTATTTATGAATTATTAGACCCAATACTGTATTTAGTTGTCAATTTCCACTGACTTTTTTCCTTGAAAGGAATGATTTTGATTTGTGATAATGGTGCTTGAGGGTCGGATATCTTGGTCTCATCTACTACAGTAAGAAGTTTCCATTGTGCTAATAGTTTAATAATGGTGTTTCTTCTACCTATATCAGACTCATCTATTGAGTTAGGCTTACCATCTAGTTTGAATAGTTCTTTAAAGTGAGTAATGTAGTAATGACCACGTTTATGAAGGATATGACATGATTGAAATAGTTCTTGTTCTTTTCTTGATGCAACACCTATACGTGAAAGTGTTTCCCTAATCTTAAGGAAATCGTCCTTTTCGGGAAATGTTATTTCGACTAGTTCGTCTACTATAGGGTTATGTTCATCCATCTTCTCTTCCACCAAGATTCATTCTGTTTTTCAATTCACGTATTTGTTTATCAGATAGAAGGGATACATATTCTTTTGCCTCTCTTGTTGATATCTGATAGTAACTCTTTACGACATCGATTTTTTTACTAATATATGGTTTAGACCACTTTGAAAATCTTTGTCTTTTTCTAAGAGTATTTAGGAAAAACACATATTGAAGACGATGGTCTGACCCATGTCTGCAATTCATTTCATTAGTAAAGAAAACAGAATCTTGATGATAAGATAATGATTTGTTTATTAGGAAGGGGGCGTAAGCTTTCTCTTCAACAGAGTCGACCATGATATCTTTTTTATCATAGGATACGGACTTGACAAAGTCAAAAGGATTACGCTTGGACATTTTACTTTCCTGTATGTTTTCCAAAGAGTTGTAGAAGGTCGTCACCTGTAACAGGTTCACCAAAGAATACAATTTCACCTGTTTCTCTAATCTCTCGTTTGACGACACCATTGTTGTATTCTATGTCCATTACTGAACCATCATTACCCCTAGTGTCATATGCAAGTGACGTTAATGAATGTGCATGAAGTGATTTAACACCACTTGCCCATTCCTCTGCAAGGATTAATCTCCTTTGTCTATCTACTGTTTCGTCATATTGTGTCATGTGTTATCTCCATCTCTATATTCTACACTGTGTTTCGCAAACATTTTGTTTGCCTTTCTTTGCCATGATTTTTCTACTTGTACATCAAACCATTTAAAAAACCATTGTCTTAATTTACCCATTACTTAAACTTACACTCCGACATAATCTCTGTTAGACATGCAGTGAAGTTAATCTCTGAGTCCATTGCAAATGCAGATTTGTATTGATAGTCTGCAATAACTAAAACTGCAGCTGGTATTGATTGTGGTTCTAATCTCACTTCAAGTGCATTGAACACTTTACGATATAATGATGTGAAGTCTTGGTCACTATTCTGACCGACCCACTTTCTCATTGCACCCCAGTTCTTTTCCTGTAACATATCTATTAAAGGTGTAAACTTCTCTTCAGTGAGTGATGATAGCAAACCCGAATCGATTGTTCCACTAACACCATATCTTTGTAATTCATTTAGGATACGTCTGAAGTCGGGAAAGAATCTCATTATGAGTTCTGCAATAACCTTATCATCATAAGTAACACCTTCAGTATCTAAGATGGTTTTAACTCTTTTCATAAACTGCTGTGCAAGTTTAGGTTTCTCTGCTGGAGTTATTTTGAAATCGATTACAGTTGTTCTTGAGTGTAATGCAGGTATGATTCTATTCTTGTAATTACAAGTAAATATAAATCTACAGTTTGCAGAGAACTCTTCTATGAATCCTCTTAATGCAGGTTGGACTGAATCTGCGGATATATAATCTGCTTCATCTAGGATAACAACCTTAGGGCCACCCTGTAGTGACATAGTAGATGCAAAGTTCTTTATCTTCGTTCTAAGCGTGTCTATGAGTCTACCCTCATCACTACCATTGATTACGATAAAGTCTGCACCTAACTCGTTGCAGAGTGCTTTAGCAATGGTTGTTTTACCACATCCTGCAGAACCACTAAGTAAGAGATTTGGAATCTCTCCCTGCTTTACGAATTCTGTGAATTGGTCTTTGTATTGTTGGGGTAGGATTGTATCTTCGATATTTTGTGGACGATACTTTTCCACATATAAAAATTCTTCTGTCATATTATCTCATTATAAAAAGGACAAAGAACCCCTCCGAACTTTGTAGTATGTCCCACCAGTAGAATGATGAGTTGGGACAATCCCGTGGGTTTCTGAAGACTAGATGAACCCACAAATCTATTTATGTCTTATGACCCGTATTTTGAATCGGGTTCTAATGCAATAAAGTACTCTAGAGCCATATCTGCATTATCAAAATGAGATATCCCTTTAGAAGATACTGATACATTATAGTTTCCTGTAAGGATTTTAAGATTTTCAATCTTGAAATTCATAGAATACTTAGTTCCATCACCTTCACCCACTACTCGTGAGAAAGTATTTGAAGCTGCATTCTTCTTGTCCTTAACAGTCAATGATACAGTTGTACCATCAGATTCAAGTACTAAGTCATTCACACCTAGAACACTTGATGCTTTTTGCAAGTCTGTTAACAAAGTTGATGTAACCTTGAATTCAATTTCTGCATCTGGCATTGTTATCATTTTATCGGGTGCAATGACCATACCTTCAGATGCATAATAGTATGCCATCTTTGAGTTTGGGTCTACAATTTCTAATGAAGAATCACCAAACTGAAAGTCGGGGTCTTCCATCAGAGAAGTTGCACCTAGGAATTCAGGCAGGTTGTATATTGAAAAGTTCTTTGGGAACTCCTCTGATACAGTTGCTACTGCAAGAATGTTTTTCATATTAGAAATAGTCTCTAACCTATTTCCTTCTTTTACTCTAATACCCGAGTTAATGGTTGAGAAGTTTTTTAAGACATCTCTCGTGTCGTTACTGATTTTCATCACTGGTTTTTCTCCGTTTTATCGTGGTTATTTAATGCAAGAAATCCGTAATGGATAACTTTCAGAAGGTCGGCACGATTTTTTCCACCCTTCTTCCCATACCTTTGGGCATACTTTAGTATATTACCTATACAAAATCCTTCGCCATGTCCTGCGTCCATAATGAATTCAGTTGCTTGATACTTGTTTAAACTGTAATGTTGGTCGTAAGTCGAGTCAACATAAGAAGTGAACTCCTTTAAGAGTTCACCTTCGTTATACTTGTAATCAATTGGTTTTGATTTATTAAATAATCCCATACTAGTCATTATACTCTGAAGAGGTTGATTCGTCAACAGGGTTTTCAGCATTTAAATCTACTCCAGCATCAATCTTGGAGTAGAGGTCGAGGATACTATTTCTAGTCTCTTCGTCAAATCTTGAAATACACATTGTGATTGACTTGAGTTTGTCACCAAACATTCTGAATGCATTGACAATGTGAACCAGTCTTCTAGTCGTAACAACATCATCAATCGCACCTTCGTAGAATGACTTTCTGATTATATCAGCCCAGTCAACTAGTTTTTCACAGAATTCGTTATCGACTTCTCCAGTCAATTCCATTTCCTTCTTAAGGATAGACCTTTCAGTTTTCACTGGTGGGTATTCCTGTTGCATGGTGATTGCAAATCTTTCCAACATTGCCTCATTCATGATTTGAGTTCCTATGAACTTTCCATCATCAGACCCTTGTCCTTTAGTGTTTGCAGTTGCAAGAACTGTGAAACCTTCTTTAGGTGAAACCCACTCACCAGTCTTTTTGATAAAGTATCCTTTACCTTCTAGAACTGATTGTAGACACATCAACTTGTTAGAACCTAAGTCCACTTCGTCAAGAAGTAACACGGCGCCTTTTCTCATTGCCTTGATAACTGGGCCTTCTCTGAAGATGACGTTACCATTCTGCAAAGTGTGACCACCCATTAGGTCGTCCTCATCAGTCTCGATAGTAATGTTAACTCTGTAACACTCTCTCTTTAACTGAGCACAAACTTGTTCAATCATTAATGTTTTACCATTACCACTCAACCCAGTCACAAAGATTGGGAAGAACATTTTGGACTTAATGATGTTCTTGACATCTTTAAAGTGACCAAAAGGAACATAGTTACTCATTTTTTCGGGAATGATTTTGACGTTGTCAAGTGAGTTGACAGCGGTTGTTTGAGCTGCAACTGGCATCTGATTTGATACACTTAGTGCAGGCACTGGTGCAGAGATTGGGGTTACATTACCCTCTTCACTGTATCCACCGTTGTAACCACTTACCACTGCATGTAGATTAAAGATACCATTATCTTTAAATCCATATCTAGAAGACTTAACCCAATATGGCATTCCACCAATATCTTGAAAGTCTTCCTTAACAAAGGATGTTTGGTTAGGATAGGTTTTCGTAAGGGTTTCTAAAAACTCCTTCCTATCGGGTGTGAAGTGGAAGTCCTTGCCATCAATAACAATTGACTCACTTCTATTATAGGTTCTTTGATTTTTCATATTTGTCTCCGTTAAAATCATTTATTTTCTCATCTTTATAAGTATAACAAAAAGTGAGGCCCGTTGTCAAGTCTATTTGCATACTTGCAATAATGTTTGTATTGAATTTTCGATTGGTTTCTCTTTAGGGTTACCATTCTTATCCATACTTAAGTGTCTCTCATAAACACTCTCACCATTGTTAGTCCAAACTCTGAATGCTTTACACTCCACGAATTCTTCTGCACATTGTTTTTGTCTAGGACAATCAAACTTCTCACAAGGTGATGGGCCGACATCCATAACTGCATCTGCAAATGCACTGTAATCTGTATTATGGTTTATGTAATATTGTTCGTCTACTCTAAGTGATTCCATTATACTAATTCTCCCATAACAAAGTTTAAGTCATATGACTTGTGAAGTAGTGTCACTTCAAATGTGTCTAGCACAAAGTCGTGTTCTACAAGATAAGGTGCTTCAATACCTTTGGTTTCTTTTAATAGGTCAATCCTATATGTGAAATCTCTATATTGATTTCTGTCTAATGTGAATGTTTCATTCATCATATCTTTACTTTCTATTTGCATTATGCAATCTCCTTTATAAATTCGTTAGTTAAAAATCTTGAAGTCGTTTTAGTTTTTTGGTTTCTTTTGAAAGCAGCCATTAGTGATGACTTCTTTGCACCAATGAACTTCTCGTCTAATTCGTCATCACCATCTACTGCAAGTGTTGAAGAAGCAGTCAAGAATAATTTGTTCCAACCGTGACACTTAACTGCAAGTCCTTCTTTTCTGATAGACTTCCAAGCAGTGTCATAGTCACCTAAGTTAAGTGAAGATTGAGGAAGACTGTATAAGTCTCTCTTCTTCTCGAAAACAAAGTATCCAGTAATAACCACACCAGTCTCTTTTGAAATCCAGTCCAGTAAGTTTTGAGTAGTTTCAAAACCATCTCTACCGTATGAAGATTGGTCGGAGTAAGTGTATAACTTCTTAGAGAATGGGTCTTGGAACTTTCTAATAGTTCTTACTCTTGACCATCTGTATCCATCTATTTCCATAGAATTTTCTTGTTCGTTTTGGTCTAGAGTCTCACTAGTCTGTTTATCAAATGCCTCTGACTGGTGAGAAATTCCATCAGTGATTACTGTAAGAATTGATTTCTCAACATTGTACATTTTGTTGAACTTAACAAGTTCGGTTCTCATTGCAACTAGTGAATGGTCAAGTGGTGTTCCACCCAGTCTATATCTCATAGGAACGGCACCTGTTTCTAAATTAACCCATCTGTCTATTTCGTGGTTATCAATACCATCGAACCATGCATTCCATTTTACTAGGAACTTCTCAAATCCTCTGTAAGAACCTTGATTTGCAAAGTAGTTATTCCACATACTTGAAACATTAATCAAGTTTTGATTGTAGTCTTTAGTAGACATCTCGTTTGAGAATATTTCTAATAAGGATGATTGTTCTAAATGTCTGAATGCATTATCCTTAACACTGTAGCAATCTGAAAAGAGATATACTCTGTGAGGTATTCCTGCTTTTCTGCAGAATTGCACTAGGATAAGTGTTTGTTCTAAAAGGTCACACACTTGTCCGTGGATTGAACCACTCCAATCAAGTAAAACATTGACACCGTGGTTTTGTCCATCGGGAATCATTGTAACCTTCTTAAATACATCATCAACAATCTGATACTTTGCAAGTTTGTTCATATCCAACTTACCAGTTTTACCAGTCATTGCTTTAGACGCCTGCAATGCAGTTTGCTTCATCTCAAATTCTTTTGCCATATGTTGGACAAGTTTAGAGTTTTTATCAGTCAAATTCTTTGCAGTTCTTTTTGCCCTTAGAGACATTTTTGCAGTTCTTTCCTCATTGTAACTTGAATATCTGTCATCTGCATCCTCTTCTTTATTCCAAAGTTCTGTATCCCAGTCTTGGATAATTGTTTTGTAACCAACTACCATATCCGAGTAGTTATTATTCTTATCATATTTTGATTTTAAATCAATCAGTGACACTATAGTGTTTTCG